GGCCCTGAGGTTGAGGCGCTTCGGGATCTCTGCTGGTCTGTGGCTGCTTTGATACAATCTGATCTGAAGGTCTGGCCTAAGCGTTGGGCGGGATGGCATTGCTCACCGAAGTGGTGCCCCGTCTGGCAGGCTGGTGAATGCCGAGGGAAACACCTTGGCTCTACACCCTGGTAAAGGGGAGAGAGAGAGATACAGCATGGATCGGGATTCTTCGATCATCGCTCAGGTTGCAGCAAAGGTGGCAGGCTCCGTCTGCTGCGGGAGCTCCGACATTGACAAGTACCTGGGCTGCGTGGAGGCAGTCCACAATGACCTGGTGGAGCGTGCCGGTGCCGGCATCGTTGCTCAGGTGTTCCCCGGAGCGGTCACTACGGCTGCTCCTGCGCTTGTTGTGGCGCCTGGCCCGACCCAGCAGTCGGTTGCCGCTGCTCCTGCCCCTCAGGCGGCTGGAACAGCCCCCGGTGGGGCTCGTGTGGGGGCGAAGATTTACCCCCGCGTCGACTTCTGTGTCGGTCAGAAGGCCGACGAGAAGCAGGCTGCGTGGAACGTGTTGGCGTTCCAGCCGAACGAGTGGTCCGACGGTAACGGCGGCACCATCAAGGTGTTCGAGGTCAAGGAACACGGCGACGGCACCACCGATCTTGCCAAGAGTGGCAAGAACTTCCCGAACTTCTCCGTGATGAAGGAGGCGTTCACGCACATGGGGGTCACCGTGGGGAACAACGTGGGCCTGTGGGTCAACGATGGTGACAGCAACGTCCCGTTGAAGGTGTGGGATCAGGCCGCTGGTCAGACCCAGGCCGACGCCGTCGACTTCCCGTGGGAGTCGAGGCGGTCCGAACTCCAGCAGTACGCCTACGGTAAGTGATCGAAGGCGCACCTGTTGCGCTCAGTGCGGCTGACATCGACGCCCGATTGGAGGGTGCCGATGTTCAGCCCGCTGGCCGTAACTATCGTTACTTCCAACCCAGCCACAAAGCGGTCGACAAGTGGGTGGAATACGCAGCGGGGAGCCACGACAGGTTCTTCCTGGGGTTGGGAGACATCGACACCAAGATGCGTGGCGTGTGGCCGTCGGACGTTCTGGTGGTCACGGGCCGTGCCCATAGTGGCAAGTCTGCCGTGTTGCTGTCGGCCATAGCGACGAACCTGACTGCGGATCCAGACTTCCGCGCTGTGATCTTCACACCGGATGAACCGGAGACTCTGGTTGTCAGCAAACTGTACGCCCTTCTGTACCTCCAGAACCTGGCCGACGTGGAGGAAGGGTTGCAGGCAGGCGACCCGACGCATCGGCAACATATCGAGGATGCCAAGGACACGTTGGATCGGGTGCAGATATTTCCGTCCGCGATGGCGTTCGATCAGATGAGTATTGCCCTGGCCGAGTGTGAGGACTTCTGGCAGATCCGTCCACGGTTCGTGATGATCGACTTCCTCGAGCAGTTGCCGGCAGCGTCCGGTTACGAGGGTGTGTCATCAGTGTTGAAGGGTGTGAAGGAGTGGGCTGAAACGGAGAACCTTCCCGTTGCCCTCGTCCACCAGTCTGGTAAGAGCTCGACGCGGGGAATGTCGAGGGGAATGGATGACGGTAAATACAACGCTGACGAGTATGCCATCCTCCAGTTGAATGTGTTTCGCAAGCGTGACCTTGCGAAACTTGACGACTATCAGCGTCGCATCCATTCGGTGTCCATCTCGTTGGATCTGTGTAAGAACAAGCGGCCTCCGTGCCATACGACCAATCCCCCTATCGACTATTACATGGATCCGCACTGTGGCCTTGTCCGCGAATACTACGAATCTGACATTCCTTCGGATGACCGATGGATGATGTAGTCGATACCTTCGCCCGCCTGCACCAGGGTGGCCGTATAGCCATCAACTACGACGGTATCCGTCCTCTGGTCAACGAACGGGGTGAGGCGTACTCCGCTATCGGTGAGCCGTACGAGGATGCCGTGCGGGGGCACCTGGAGGGGGAGCCACCCATTGGTGTGTACCCCCTTTTCAGGAAGGACTATCAGCGTACCGCTGAGTGGTATGTGAACTGGTTGGCTGTCGACCTCGACGAGGGTGAACCCGACTTTGTCCATGCCTGCAATCTGCAACGGTTGTTGGAACGGTTCGGCATCCGGGGTTGGATTGAGCGGTCCCGGTCGAAGGGCTTCCATGTGTGGGTGTACCTGCGGCAGCCGTTGACGGCGGAGATGGGACGGGAGGCGATGCTGGGTGCGTGCCGGCTGGTGGACGTACCCGTCCGCGAGGTCTACCCGAAACAGATCACGTTGGATGGGAAGGGATTCGGGAACTGTCTACTGCTGCCGTATCCGAACATGGGTAACCCTGGCCGGCAGGTCGTCGTCGACATGTATAACAAACCGTATACATTGGACGACTTCGTGGAAACAGCGTGGGAGTCGAGGGCCAGCAGCCACGCCATCCGTTCCATCCATGCGTTGTACCAGGAGCAGCACTCGAAGCCAATCTCTCAGGTCGACCAGGTCCGCATCCGCGACGACGACAACTTCGGATACATCGCCCGCAAGATATGGGAAGGTGACATTCGGGAAGACCGATCCAACGCACTGTACGCCTTCGCCTGTTCCCTGTTCCGGCAGAACTACAGCGACCACACGGTGCTGCACCTGACGGGGCAACTGGATGAACGTGTCGGAAAGTTTGTGGGTCGTAGCGACCGTGACCGACGCCTCGAAGAACTTGTTACGAACGCCAGGAACCAAACCTTAGGAGAGCTCTGATGGCACCCAATCCTCGAACGTACCGGTTCACGGTCAAGGGGCAACCCAGAGCGAAGGGGCGTCCCCGCTTCGGGAAGGGACGCACCTACACGCCGCACGGCACCGTCGTCGCTGAGGCCAAGATCGCTGCATCATACGCAGGACCGAAGTTTGAGGGGCCGGTGTCGCTGGCGTGCGTGTTCTCCAAGGACCGGGTGACGATCACGTTGACACCGATAGAGATGGACAAGTCTCCGTTGCGGGGGGACGTGTCCAACTACCTGAAACTGGTCGAGGATGCTCTGAACGGTCACGCCTATGAGGATGACCGGCAGGTTCATCGTCTGATCGGAAAGAAGAAATGATGCAGATTGAACTGGACCCGTGGGAGTACGAACATGCATTGCATGTTGGTGCCCGTCGGTTCATCGAGAACTGGGGCAAGGCGGATGCCGCCCACTACGACAAGAAGCGCATGGAGGACAACCGCACCGCTCTGGCTGCCGCATCCGTGGGGGAACTGGCCGTGGCGAAGGTCACGAACCAGTATTGGCCGGGGCACGTCTGGCACAAGTCGGACCATAAGGTTTACAGGCATCTGCCTGATGTGGGGCACAACATCGAGGTGCGTCGGGTGCGGACCAGCACCAGCGCCGCTGTACGCCGACGCCAGTTAGGCATGGGGCTTGTGCTGTGGGTGGTGCAACCTGTTCCGCCGGAGTTCCGCGTCGTCGACATCCTGGGCTGGATCGACTATGACGAGGCGTGGGAAAAGGGTGAACCGTCGCATTACGACCCGGAGAACACACGGGTCATTGGGGAGCAGTTTCTGAACGCACCGTCTATTGAGTAGGGCGGAGCGGGGAGCATGGACAGCCGACCCGTACCTGATGGATGTTCTCATGGGGCCGGCTCAGGCGGATCGTCCAGCGTTGGCGATCCGACCGTGGGCGCAACGCCGCCCTGAGAACCATTACGAGGCTTTGCTGCTGTCAGCACCTGGGGTTGAACCCGAGGAAAGCATCGCGGAACAGGACGAACTACGGGAGATCGTCGCTGATGCCCTGGATTGCCTCACCGAGGAAGAACGGTGGATCTTCCTCATGTTGACCACGGTGCGGTTGAGTCTGCGTTTCGTCGGTCGTGTCCTGGGTATACCGAAGACGACGTTGGCGCGTAAACGCGACCGGATCATTCAGAAACTACAGGCAGCGTTGCTTGAATCACCTGTCATACATGAACGAATACGGTCCTATTCTTCTGTGAAGTCGTAGAGCGTCAGGCACTGTTCGAGCATCTCGACGAACCCGGTGACCCATCCGAGAACCCGTGACAGGGCGATCAGGTCGTTGCCGCTGGCATCCTGCCAACCGCCGACCATTGCTTCTGCTTCGGGGCGTTGGAACACCAGGAGGACACCGAGTCGGTCGCCGTACCAGGATGCGTGGGTGCCGTCGTCGATGTTGAGAAGGTGCCGGCTTTCCTGGAAGGAACGCAGAACGTCTTCTTCGATCTGGACGCCGTTCGATGCCATGAAGTCCCCCCATCGTGCATCAAAATCGGCATTGTCCATGACTACCTCGTTACACGATCCTGACAGTAAGTCTTGACAACACTGAGAGCCGCAGCCGCCGCCGCGACCAGAGCCGTCTTGACTGACGCCAAATCGGATATGATAAACACCGCTAGGAACGCTTGGGCGAATGTCCACGCCGCCCTCTCCAACAAGTTGCTCATTTCTTTCCTTTCGATTTTGGTTTCGCTTTGTCGTAGGCGATGGCGGCTGCCTGGTCCCGTGGGTACCCTTCGGTAATCAACTTGCCGATGTTGTGGCCGATCACGTCCTGACTGGAACCCTTTTTCAGGGGCATGTCAGTACTTCGGGCGTCGAGGCTTTTTGCCTGGCATCGTCTTGACCTTCCTGTTCGGCCAGAGTGGTGAACACGTCCAGCAACGACGGCCTATCTGCATCCTCGATGAGTGCCTCGCGCTTATCCCGCGGCACGAAGGTTATTCCGTGTCCCACAGCGCCTGGCGGGCGCCCTCTTTCGACTGGCCGGCGGGGAGTTGGAACGTCGACCCCTTCTTCGCCGTGGTGACCAGCACCTTGTCGGCGGTCACCGACTTCGGAGTTGAACCATCCCTCATAGTGCCCTACTTTCCGAAGGGGCGGCCACCGTGAGCGGCATTCCCCAACTTTGTCTTGCGGAGATACGCCGCGTCCTTCTTCGCCTTCACGCTCATGGCGTGCATGTTGTCCTTCGAGGACGAGTCGTACGGCTGCTTGTCCTGCGAACCGAACGTCTTCTCGAATGTTCCGTAACCTTTGCCCTTCGGCATGTGGGTACCTCCTATTAGATGGGTGGGGTGTCCCCCTAGACGAAGAACAGCGCCGTCCAGGTAGACCGGTCGAGAACACCGTTCGGCTTCAAGAAACCCATAGCCTTCTCGAACTTCTGCACGGCAGCGGCTGTACGCCTACCATAGATACCATCCACAGGACCAGGAGCATACCCCCGGTGTCTCAGATGCGCCTGAGCGACCCGTACAGCCTCTCCACGGCTCCGCCGGCGCCTCGACAGGGGAGAGGCCGCCACACGGTCCCCCAGAGCCCTCAGATAGGCTGCAATCCCCGCCCAGTCAATGTCGGAAGGTGGACCCTGATCCACCCTCCCCCCATCCGTCAACCACTTGTACAACCAATCACCAGGACACGTCGACGACGACACATCCCGATGCCCCCGCACCCACAACGAACCCCCATACCGGAACTGCACATCATCAATGACCAACTGGATAGCCTTCAACGCCACCATCGGCACCGCGTCATACCCCCACCCGGTATAACAGATCGACTCCGAACGGGCATTCCAACCCCTCGTAGCAGCACCACGCACACCAG